CTACACGACGCTCTTCCGATCTAAATTGCGGAATGTCTTGCGTTGCGAATTGTACAAGTCTTAAGCCCCACTCTACGAACTTTCCTAAAATGTATCCTACGGCGTATCCGATCCAGTAAGGTATCGTTGTCCCGAAAAACGCTTGAATGTTCGTCACAAGCTTTTGTACGCCGTTTGGAATGGTAACCGTAAAGAATTGAACTACTTGTGTAGCCAGGTTCTGTGCTGCGTCAATAAAGCTTTGGCATGCTTGCGGTATTGTTACTGTAAAGAAATTTACGATAGCATCTACGACTTTTCCCGTGGTCTCTTTTACTTTGTCCCATACACCAATCCAGAAATTTCTGAAGCTGTCGCTTGTATTCCAAAGGTATACGAAGGCGGCTACTAATGCTCCGATAGCTACGACCACCAGTGTGATAGGTCCACCGATTACTCCAAGAGCTGCGCTTAATCCAGAAAGTCCTCCGCCGGCTAGTGTAAAGGCTTCGGCCATACTCGCAATCACGCCTGTTCCTGATGATGCAGCGTAGGCTAGGCCGTCAATCAATCCAGAACCTTGTGATACTAAGTGTCCGAATGTCTTGATCTTCTTACCGGCATCACCGACCGTTTTAGCTATATCGCTTACCGCTTTGATTCCTTTCCAGGCTGCAAAGGCTCCGACGACTGCTGCAATCAATGGAGCTAATTTCTTAAGCTTTTCTCCTAGTTCTTTTGCTTTGTCTATAATTGCAGGCAATTTTTCAACAAAGGCCGCTGCAAACTCTCCGATTTTCTCTACGACCTGAGGCAGAATTTCTTTGATCCTGTCTAGTGCGTCTTTGATAAAGTTCAGCGAGTCTCCTGGGTCTAGTTTTTCTTTGACTGTGTCTTTTACTTTGTTCCAGGCCTCTTGAATCTTCTCTGTTGCCGCTTTGATTGCTTCCGCTGTTGGCGCGAAGAAATCCTTAACTGCATTCAGCGCTTTCGGTAGTTCTGCGGCAATCCAATTCAGGGCGTTTCTGATTACTGATCCAAAGCCAGCAATCATTCCTTGAATATTGGGTAAGCCACTATCTGTTAAGAAATTGTTTAAAGCCTCGATAATGTTAGCTATACCGATTGCGATACGTGCCGACATATTTGAAAAGCTAGTTGCAAAACTTCCTGCCATTTCCTTGGCTTTTCCTGCTACAGCTGGGAATGTCTCGGTTCCGTTTTCTAGTGCGTCCATCAGTACATCATTGAATTCCTGCGCGCTGATTTCGCCTTTAGAAAAAGCATCCGAAATTTCTCCCATGCTCTTTCCCGTCTTCTCTGCGAAAATCTTTAAAACAGGAATTCCTGCATCAGTTAAACGTTGCCACTGATCGGCTGAAATCTTACCAGAGGCATTCATCTTTGCAATTGCATCTACTGTATTGGCCAAGGTTTCATTGGTTCCGTCTCCATAAAAAGAAACGGCATCCATCATGTCCTTTACCATTCGAGTAGATTTGTCTAAGCCTAGTCCTGATGTGGCTAGCTTTTGCGTCGAACTCGAGGCGGTGTCTAATCCATATGCCGTATCGGATACCGCGTCGCTTAGTTCATTTACAACCTTCGCAGCTTTTTTGCTGCTTCCTGCTAAAACTCCAATTACCTGTTTAGCTTTTTGCATGGCATCTAATCGGGCGGTTGCTTTTCCGATTGATCCAGATATTAAGTCCCAACCTTTGCTGGCGGCTTTGAATACCGTTGCGCCCACGAAGGTTGACTTCACTTTGTCTGCGAAGCTTTCCGCACTTTTATGCGCTCCGCTAAGGCCGCTTTTGTATTCGCTGTCGTCAAGTCCTAACTTGACTTTAATTGTTCCATCAGCTCCTGATGCCATTTTCTCAACCTCCTAGGTTTCTAATCTGGCCAGAAGTTCTGCTTCTATTTCTTGCGGTGTTCTTTCCTTTTCAGGTCCTTTGTCCTCAGGCAGGCGGTAATACTTTTCTAGATGCTGCGCGCGACTCTTTTCCTCTCCTTTTAGATTTGAAGTGTCTCTGGTTCTGTATCCAATAACGCGCACGATCATAGTATCGTCGCTTAGAGCGTTAAAAAGTGCCTTGAATTCGAACCAATGAAGTTTGGCGTCTAAAAGGTTTATATTGTATTGCTGCCTAAACGCTGCGTATACAAGGTCCATATCGTATTCGAACCGATAGCCTTGTCGTCCGTTTGTCTTGGCATAAGATTCCTTAGGCTCTTTGTCGCAAAAATAAAAGCCCATTATTGCATTCCATAGGTCTTTCTGATCGCCTTTAAAGGCAAACGGATTGATTCCTATTAGATCACAAATAACGGGCAGCTTCAGTTCCTCTGGTATTGCGTTATCTTGTATAACGCTGTCAACTCGGACCCAGGTTCTAAAGTCTGCAAAGATAGGGAGGATCGTTCCGTTAACGTCTACGCTTTCCGGAAGATCTTCTCTCTTTAGCCACAGCATTTCTTCCTCCATATCGTTTGTCTGCGTATTCTAATGTCCTGTTAAATTTGTCCATAGATTCGCAAAGCTTGTCGATTTTGTCCAGGTTCTTCTTTTCTTCTTCCGCGACTTTTGCCTGCTGATCCTTTAAAAATTCATCCTGGAAGATGCTGTGCAATGTGAAGCAAAGTTCAAACTGTGCCGAGCTTCCTTCGTATCCTTTGAATAAAGTCTCAAAGGCTCCATCTCCTAGAATCTTATCAATCAAAGCAGGGCAGTCCTCTAGTGATCCTTTTCCGAATTTGCTAAGTGCATTCTGTTCTGTTGCCCAATTTTCTAGGGCTTCAATCTTAGAAGTGTCCTTTACATCGACTCTGAATCTGTGTCCGTCGATTTCGATATCTTTAAATAATTGCTTTTGTAACTTTAGTTCCATGATGTCCTCCTTATGTTGTTAAGTGCTTTATTCTGTAGCGTTGTCCGGGGTAAATGTTTTCGCCTTAATGTTAAACGTTCCCGGTACCTGATCGCCTTGTTGTGCGAATGTTCCAGAGCACATTAGTTTGCCTCCGGCCTCGCCACTTCCAGGGTTATCTGGTTGCACTTCGTAGGTTCTTTGATATGCTACGAAGTCCCCGGACTTAGGTGTTTTCTCGTTCCATGTTTCCACTTCGATCTCTTCAAAAGTAGAACCGACTCTCTGTTCTTTACCTTGCAAGTATACCCAGTAGTTAAACGCATCCCCTGGATACGCTCGGCCTTCGTAGGCTACTGTAGGCGCATAGCCTGTAACCTGGCTTTGGCTTCCGGCTTCTCCGATATATTGCACACCGTCGTCTGTTGTAGCGTTCAAGGCTTGCTCCCAGTTTGTCAATCCCTTGCTGGCTAGAACGTAGCTCTCCGAGCCTGCGAATTTGACGTAATGTAGGTTGTCCTCGACCTTTAGTTCTCTGTTTGGTAGTTCTGCTGCCATTATTCAAACCTTCCTTTCTTTTCGTAGGTTAATGTCATGGAGCAATAGAAAGTTGAAAGCGTGGCCTCTTCTCCCGTGTAGTCTGAAGGTAGCGTTGTGAGTGCGACTTCTTGCGGTGTTGCTTCGTCTAGCACGAGATTTGGGAAACCTTGCGCCTCTTCTTCCGCGAGTGCCTGTACTAGTGCATACAGGATTCTGGATAAGTCCAGGCGTGCTTTCGTGTCCTTTCTGCTTGCTTGAATATAAATTTCAAATGGGTAAGTAGCTCTATAGCCACCGCCCAGATAGTGTTCTATTTCTTCCGTGAATCCGCTACTTTTGAAAAGTAATGCGGTGTGCTTGGAGTCATTGAAGTACTCCAGGCACCACGGTATGTTGTTGATCTCGATTGAAGAAAAGAAATTATACAATCCGTCTTCAATCTGTTTTACGTCTTCCAGCTTTATGATCTTCTTTTCACTCATCTGAATTCCTCCTTAAAAAACTTTTTCGCGCCTTCCATCCAGGCGTCCTTTCGTGCTTTCAAAGTTTTAGGCCACCACTCAGAGCCTCCTTGTCTATAGCTCAAATTTCGAGTTGTATAGACTTTTGTTTCTCCGTGTTTAGCCCATGGACTGTGGCTATGAGTTCCGATCATCACTCTTCCTGTATGTTGGAAGTGTGCGTATGGTGTGTCCCATATGATCCAATCGTTATCCTGTGCCGCCCATCTTAAAGCTGATGTTCTCAGCGTTCCTTTTCCGATAGGCACGTTTTTGTTCGTGTCTTGAACGATAAGCTGCTTCAGCTTCAATCTGGATCGTCGGAGCGCTTTCGTTCCTCGGGCCTGTAGCTGTGCCACCGGGATATCGACTATAACTTTTAGATGATACTCACTCACATGTTACCTCTATGAATTCTGGTGTGTTTCTCAAGGGATTTAGAATATTCACATTTGTGATCTCGTAAATGTCGCCGTGTGCTTCGATACGGTCCCCGGTTCTGAGCGTGAACTGCTTGTCTGGCGTCTTAAATTCTGAAGGGGGAACTAGAACTTTGTCCGCCTTATAATCGTTCACGTCTATCGTTATGAGAATCGTATCGGAATTACTGGCGCCCGTCTGTCCATAAGTCCGGGCCTTTGTCTTGGAAACCTTTACTTGTTGGACCGTTACTGTTGACGTAGTTTCTTCCAGGTTTTCTTCTCCTAGAATGTTCATGACTTTTATTGTGTGCGGCCTAAGCCATCTCGGGCTTTTTACCATACCGCCTGGCAGGCTAGTCCTGCTTTGAGTAATTGGTAGTCGAGCTCTGATACTGCTAGGCTTGATAAGGGTATGTCATGGAACCTTATCGTTTTTGCATTATCTACGGAATACGAGAAGCCGCTTGTGGTTGCGCCTGTGAAGTTCATATCGCTAGAACCTACAAAGCAATCCATGCCGCCGTGTGCTTCTATGAAGTCAATCTGGTATAGGATTGCTTTTTTTAGCTCCATGTCGTAGTCTTCCAAAGCCTGAACTTTCCAGTATGGAATCTTCTCTCGAATGTAGGATTCTAGAAGGCTTTCGGTTCTTGGTTCTATCTGTGCGTATTCTACTTCATCCAGTAGCGTTCCACCTAAGGCTGTGTATTCCTCAAAGCTTAGGATCATGCTTTATCTCCTATTTCTCTTCTCGCGCTGCTGCGATAGGAGCTACTTGTACATTACGGAATACACCAGCTTTAGTTGTATCTTTTGAAACGATAGAAGCAATCATTTCTACTTCGCCTTTTTTAACGGCCCCTGGTTCGCTTAAGTTTGGCATGTATTGGTGGATGATTTTTTGTCCTTGTGGACTTACTGCGTGTACGGCATCCAATCCGAATTTTGCAGCGTAAATGCTTGTTGTTCCTGTTGAGTCGTCGATAGGTACACACATTACAGATTTAGTTCCGTTGTAGTATTCTCCCATGTCAACGATTGCGATTCCGTCGTAGTTGTCTACGCCTTGGCCGAAGCTGTTCTCTGATCTTGTGTAGTATCCTTGCATTTTAGCGATTGTTTTTAAAACAGTTGCTGTCTTGCGGTTTACTAATAAAGCGTCTGGTTTTACAGAGAAAGTTGATAGCCAAGAATCCAATGCAAAAGTGAAGGCGTCTGCGTTTTCTTTGATCTTTGCGGCTGTTGATAAATCGAAGGCTGCGTCTGCGTTTTTCTCTTCCGTATTTGTTCCCTTTACTAATGTATCCAAACCGTCAAAGCTTGTGTTATCTGTTGCAGCAGTTCCTTTGGCTGTTGACTTTCCGTTAATGAAGTCATAGTGAAATTTGTTCTTTACTGCAATGATTTTCTGAGCTAATTGGAATGCAATTTCTGAGCTTGCTGCCGTATCTTCTAATACACGGTCTACTTCGTAGGCTCCACCGAAGATTTTTAAGTTTGTAGTTTTCTGAGTCTTTACTGCTTCTCCTGCTGTGTATTCGCTATTCAATTTACGACCTTCAGCCACTGATGGTGTTTTTAATTGCAAATAGCCATAAGTTAATGTCGAGCCACCTGTTCCTGGTGATACTGCATTATCGAAAGTTAAACGATCCAAAATAAAAGAGTCCCTACGGAACTCATCAATGACCTGCTGGTCTACGTGATCGGCTAAACCGACTTTTGATTGCTCTAATGTAATTGGCATCTTTTAGTTCCTCCTATTTTTTATAGTATTCTGAAATTGCGCCGGCTAGAGTTGTTGGTGCCTCTGGTTTCGGACTTCCTCCGTGATCTCCATCAAGTTTTACATCGTCACCCTTTGGCTTGTTTGGCTCTGCCGCCTTAAATAAGAAGCTGTCCTCTTTTTTGATAGCTTCGATTTGTTCGTCAAGTCCTGTTAATTTTCCATCTTTATCAAGCTTGATTTTGTCTTTATCTAGTAACCCCATCAAGGCCTTTTCAGATAAGGTTCCAGATTTCGCGATAGCTAAACGAATTGCGCTGTCACGTTTTGTTTCTTCCAAGTCATGATCGTATTTTGTTTTCCAGTCGTTGACGTCTTTTTGTAGTTGTTTTACGTCTACTCCGTCAAAATCCTTGACGCTTTGTGTAAGCTCTTGAATGCGCGTTTCTTTAGCTTGCATGTCGCTCTCGTATTTTGCTTTCGAGACGTAGTCTCCTGAGGCAAGGTTCGCTAATTTTACGTCTTTATTTCCTTCTAGCTTAGCTGCAACCTGTGCGTACAATTCCTCACCTAAGATTTCTTTTAAAAACTCCATTTTTGTCCTCCTGCGTTTTTTTATATCTGGTTCACTCCAGTATCGAGTCCGGCCTTTTATATCCCGTACCGAGGGGTATTCAAGCCTTTTATATGCCGTGCTTAGGGCATAATAAAAACCGCGCCATTTCTAGCACGGTTCTTGTCCTTATTTAGTTGTGTTCTATAATACTTCCGCAATTCCTTTTGCAAGTTTTGCGGCTTTCTGCATCAAGCTGTTTTCTTCTAGGTATTCTAGTCCCTTCAGGGTTATTCGGATACCCTCTAGCCCCTCAATGCTTGGTGTTGGGTCTCCTATGTATTGGATCACCTGGAAGCCCTCAACGTATCCATTTTTCAGTAGCATGCCTAGAAGTGCTTTTCTCTTTGGTTCTGTGATGCCTAGGTTATCCACTGAAAGTCTTCGGATGTCTACGACCTCATAGTCCATTGATTTCTGCAGAATTGATAGAATTTTGTATATCGTTCTGAAGTCTTCCGACATGTTTTGCCTCCGTTATTTAATGGCACCCGTATCAAATAGAAAATTCAATTCGTCGATTGATAAAACATGAAAAGGGTTGACTCTGGTGTCGTCTACAGTCCAGTCGTCTTCTATCTCTACTGGTGCTTTTTCTCTAGGGTCAAACCCGAGCTTTTTAATAATGCTTTCAAGTGTGATCATTTGCTATTACCTCCAATTTAATTCCTGCGTTCTCTAGCCTTTTGAGAATCCTTTCTAGATTCTTTTTATCTAGAATGACCTCTCCGTTTTCATTATAGATACTTTTTTCTAAAGTATCAAGGTTGGAGTCTATCTGGTGATAGTCTAACTTTTTATCTGGGTCAACTGTGTATTTGTATATAATCCCGCTGTGTCCTACAACAATTCCGTATTTGTATCTTTTAGCATTGTTCAGGTCACTTAAACTCGGCGCTCCGCTTTCTGGGTGGTTGTGTAGCGCTATGACCTGGCCTATATTGTTTAGCACCATTTCTTTCATCTTTGTTGTAGGGTAAGTCTTTTTCTTTAGCTGTGAACTCGTGTTTCTTAGCACTTGCCCTGTTTTAGGATTGATAAATGCCAGATCTTCTCCCAGTGTTCCTTGTCTGTGGTTCAGCGCCCTCACTGCTTCTCGTGCGACCTTTGTGATCGTCCTTTTATCTTCTTTCAAAAATCCAAAGCTTTTTCTATACTCGTTTGAGTTTATATAGCTTCTGTCAATTGTTGTTTTTCTGTTTATTGACCTTCGGCTTTCCTCGTTATGCGTCTCTTTATAGTCCAGCTGTTTCCTCGGTATTCTTACAGGCTTGTAAGGTCTGCCTTTTGTGCCTCCGATTTTCTCGGCTGAGTAGTCTCTCTTTAATCGGCCCTTGGAAGCGTCCACAAGCTCCTTCAGTCTCATCTTGTTGTATTTATACCAGTAATCCTCTTTCATCGTGTCTAGCCCTGCTGCGGCCTTCACACGTCGCTCTCTGTCCCACTTTCTCATGTTTCTTTCGTAGGACCTTTGCTTTTGCTCCATCTGGTATATTCTTTCATTCTCTTTGGGATTTACAGGCTTGTTGTAATCCTCGCTTATTCCTGGAAAGTATGCAGTAAATGAATGCCTACAGTTCCAGCCGCCAAGTCCTGCGCCTGTTCCGTATCCTGTGGCTTCATAAAAGTTCTCGTAATTTCCTTCCGGATAGTTTACCCAGAACACTTTCCCTTGCCAGGCTGCGTGGCTTGGTCTGGCCCCCATGTGGGCACTTGTCTGTACTAGATTTATATCTAGCTCATCAATGACCGATTTCTCGCAAGCCAGTGCGTTCTGGTTTACTGCGGTTCGTACTGCCAATCGAACGGCCGCCTCGATTGATCGTTGAGCACCGCTTGGATAGGATACTTTTGTTAGGCCTTCTCTGCATAGCTTGTCTATTGTGTTTGCGGTTGCTTGATCTAGTGAGTAAGCTCCGCTTGATGCCTGAAGATAAGCCATGTCGTAGTATCTCATAAAAGTGTCGCTAGCCAGTTGCGCTGTGGTCCTTGTTAGGTTCTGGATATCTCCCCACAGTGCTGATGTTCCTTTTTTGATCTGATCCGAAAATTCTAAGCCACTTGTGTCGTATCCTCCAGCCTCTAGTCTGTCGAAGGTATCGCGGATACTTTTATAAGCACTCTGTTGCATGATCCGGTCGACTTCTTCTTCGGAAGTGTGAAGTATTTCAGCTAGTCTTTTGTTAATCCAGTCTTGCTGCAAACCGAGTTGTTTTAGTTTGTTGTTTAAATACTCCGTTGTACTTGTCATAGCGTCCTGATTCATCTTGATCCGCTCCGCTATGTCCACCAGTATTTCTGTGGCCAGTTCCTGATACAGCTTTTCTAGGTCGTCACCTACGTTCTGCAGGTAGTTCGGTTCTAGCATTAGGCTTCACCCTCTGGCCCCTCTTCGATTTGTGTTCCTTCTTGCTGGAAGAACATACTTTGAATTCTGTCTGCCGGGTTCTCTGTTTCTCCGGTCATCTCTCTGGCTGTTTCTTCGTCCTCTCCGTAGTATCGGACGCGATATTCCCATTTCTGTAGGATGCCGGCCGAGATTTCCTGAAGCATTCTTAGGCGCTCCGCTTCCTCATCTGAAAACATGGTGTCGTCAAATTGAATTGTGATGCGAACGTCTGGATCAAGCCCGGATATGTGGCACTTCTCTTTGCCTAGAATGATAATCGATCTCGTTAGCTCTGTAAGGGCGTCCTGGATTGCGATACGTTGCTTCCAGACGCTTTCTGTTAGCTCTTTATTGCTTGCACGAACCTGCGTTGCTGTGGTCATGTTCTGGATGCTGAACTGGTATCGGTTTTGCCCGAGTCCGCATTTGCTTGATAAAAGATTTAGATTGAATTGAACGTTTTCTTTGTTCTCGTCAACTCGAAGGCTGGGATTGTATTCCTCAAAAAGTCGAGGTTTGTCCGGGCTTACTTGTGTTCCCGTACTTACGTATAGAGATTTCTCCAAAGTTGCACCGACGTCAGGTTCTTGCCTTACTGGTACTCGCTCGCCTTTATCGTTTAGCGCGTAGGCTGTTGGCTTCATGCTAAATAACGCCTGATCCATGAAAACCTTTTTCTTTCCTAGCAAAGTGTCCATGAATAGATTGTCGTAGGCCAAGTCGCAGCTTTCCAGCATGTCGATTGCGTTTGCGTAGATCGACATCCCTAATGGTACGTCTGCTATGTTGTTTTCAATGTTCGGCTTCAAAATAACAAACGGCTTGCAAGGTAGCTTGTAACTGATTGCTTCGCCGTGTGGTGCTGATACTCTTTCATAGCCTACAGCGTCTCCTGCCACATTGCTGATTTTGAAGTAATGGTTGTAGATTTGGTAGCCTTCTTGCTCTTGCTTGAAGACCTGGATGTACATGAAACGCTCCCCGTTTTGTGTGTACTCGCTAGCCAGTGCAATTTCTGAGATGTCTTCCTCGTCATAGGTCAATGGCACTATTTTCTGTGCGTCCTTGATAGCTTTGATTTGTACGCTCTGGGCACTCAGCTGTCCTTTGTTTACTGTTGGATTTACTAGCTGCAAATAGAAGCACACAGTACCTTGTGCGAATTCTCTCTCGACTGCTTTGTTTCCTAGCTTCCAGAACTTGCTGTTTCCTAGAACTCCGCCGTTCTGGTCTTCTTTGTCTCCGGTCAAGAATTCTTGTGTGGCGTCAGTTCCATGTTCGTTGCACTCTACCAGGATTCTGGTTTTATCATTCAAAAGTAAATCAGCCCAATCTTCGCAGATTTTCTTAGCCATTCGCATTTGCTTTCGTTTTACTTGTCTGCTGTTTCCGCTTTCGTTCTTGATCTCGTATTTATGAAAATCTTGAACGTAACCTTTCCACCAATCGTTCCAGAATTGAATCTTGTTGTAGTAGTCTTGGACTTCCTGGCTCACAGGATATCCTAAGTCCTTTAGTATTGTGAATAAAACTTTCATTTAAGTACTCCTTCCTGTGATCAGGTCCATAAATGTCGACCAACTATAAAAGTGGGCATCGAATGTATCGACGTCGGTTGTAAAGTCATCCAGAATCTTGTCTTCCTTCGATTTTGTGTCGTATAGGGCTGTGCTCAAACTTTCGACCACCATAGGTACCGCCTGGAACTTCATCTTGTGTCGGTTCAGCATCATGTTGTAGGTCAGAATCCTTGTCTTTCCATCTATCTTGCGGCAATCCACTACGTTCGTAGGAAAGCCTGCCCTTTGTACGGCTACTCGTATACTGTTCAGAATTACCTGTTCGGCGTTGTCGACAAAAACGCTTGATACTACGAAGCCTTGAATCCATAAAGCTCTGATCAGGTCGACTGTCTCTGTGCAAAGTCTTTCAGCATCTATAGTTCCTTTAGCATGTACGACTTTACGTTCTGCAAAGGTTACAATCTCAGAAAGGTCTGCCGTGATTCCCGTTACGATCAGGCTACTGTGTGAACGTGTTCCACCTATGTCCAGGCCTATGTTGATCATGTTAAAAAGTGGGAGTTCTCCTTTGACTTCCCACTCGTCTGGATTGTCTGCAAACTGTGGAAAGAGTAGCCCTTCCGCGTTGCACCATTCTCCTAGTATGTATCTGTTGTATAGGACCGTCCCTCGATATTCGAGTTTCAAGTTTTCCACGAACTCCTGCGGCAGAAACGGGTTGTCTTCAATCGTGTATTTCTGTCGGAAGATGTCGGCTCCTGATTCTAGAAACTTTAAAAACCAATGGTTCTTGTTGTCTGGGTTGCATGTTCCGTCAAAGCAGCTATAGGGTTTGTCTAGACGGGACTTTAGCATGTCAAATACTTTCTTATTCCAGGTTACGACTTCATCCCCGTAGCAGTACGCTACTGAGGCCCCTTGAATCTTTGTAACCTGGCTTTCTTTGTCTGCGCCTATTGCGTAGCAGTTACGACCGAATAGTCGCACCGTGTTGTCTGGTCTTACTCTTCCAACTAGTTCTGGCCCGTATAGTTCTCGCATGGGTTCTAGAACGTTTCTTTCAAGTGTCGACTTGGTGTTTCCTATGAGGAACACGTGGCCTGGAAGGCCCTCTATAGCTCGAATCCGTTTCGGGATGATGTAATAGTCCAGCCATGTCTTTCCGCTACGTGTAGCCCCCTCTTTTATGTTCCAGCGGCTTGGTTTATGATTCCAGAACTCTTTCTGTTTCTCAGTTAGTTCCACTATCGTCTCCGGCTACTGTGTCCATAGCTTTTAATAAAAGATCCAGTTTCGTAATCTCTTTAGAAGGGTCGCCTTGTCTCTTGATCTGTTCGGCCTGCGCATTCATTAGCTTTGTTCTGGCTCTGTCTAGGCTTGTGACAGGTTGCTGTCCTGTAAGATCTCGAATGAATTCGGCTGCCCTTACATCTCCGCGTGTGGCTTTGTTGAACATGGTTGCGGCTAAAAGCATTTGATTGCTGAGTTCTTCGTCTTCTAATCCCATGTCGATCAGCTTCTCTTTGTTTCTTTCGCTTGGCTCCAACTCTAGGATTGCGGCCAGACATTGTTTCAGCTTCTTTTTCTTTTTCTGGACTTTCTGGCTTGCGGCTCCGCCCTTGCGTCCCATCTCTGCTGCATTCTCTTTCGTGAAGGGCTTCAGGTTTTGCATAGGGTCTTTGCGCTGTCTGGCCGCTTCGCTTTTTGTGCGTCCAGCTAATCCCTTAGCAGGCATCTGATATCAGCTCCGCCTGTTCTCCGGTGTAATCTTCCCAGCGCTTGATAATTACATCGGCATAGTGTGGATCATACTCCATCATGAAGCACCTCCGTCCTAGCTGTTCGCAAGCCATAAGCGTGGAGCCTGAACCTCCGAATAGGTCCAGCACGTTTTCTCCAGTTCGGCTGCTGTTCTTGATCTGTCTTGCAATCAGTGGAATTGGTTTCATGGTTGGATGCAGATCCGATTTCGTGGGCTTCTTCTCGTCCAGAATCGTTGTGTCCTTGCACCCCCCCAGGATTGATTTTAGAAGGTCCTTAAGCTCGTCCTTCTTCATGCCGTCAATGTCCAGGTTTTCTGTATCTTCGAGTACGGTTACAAGGTTTCTAGTGTTGACGAAGTAATGGGCTGCGCCATCTTTCCATCCGTAAAGGCATGGCTCGTGTTTCCACTGGTAGTCCTGGCGACCCAGTGCGAATGTGTTCTTGTTCCAGATCAAGGTTTGTCGGATGTTTAGGCCTGCGCGTTCTGCTGCTTCCAGGAAGTTCTTACTCTGTGTGGATGCGTACCAAATGTAGAAGGCTCCGCCTGCCTTAAGCTGTTCTGTCATATTCTCGAAGGCTACTTTTAAAAACTCGATAAAGCCCTCGTCGTCTTCCCATGAGTCGTTGTCAATAACCAGTCCGTCTGTTCTTCGGTGTAGCTGTTTGGCTTCGCTTGGTCTCATATGCTGTCCTAAGGCTACGTTATATGGTGGATCAGTTACGACCATATCCATGGTAGCGTCGCTGCAAAGCTTTTCTACGTCCTGGCGTTTGGTACTGTCTCCGACCATCAATCTGTGCCTTCCTAGCATCCAGCATTGTCCTCTTTTGGTTGTTGGTTCTTCCGGAATCTCTGGCTCGAAGTGGTCGTCCTCTGCGATTTGTTCGTCGAATGTTTCCGTTTCAAATCCGAATGGTTCCATATCGAAGTCCATGTTGTCTAGCTCTTCCAGTTCAAACTGTAAAGCGTCAAGGTCCCATTGTGCTGCTTCCGCGACTTTGTTGTCTGCCAATCGGTAGGCTTTCACCTGTGCTGGCGATAGATCATCGGCCTGGATGCATGGGACAGTCTCAAGGCCTAGCTTTTGTGCTGCCTTCCATCTCGTGTGTCCTGCAATGATGATCAGGTCTTTATCCACCACAATCGGTTGCTTGAATCCGAACTCGTCTATAGATGCTGCGACTAAATCGACGGCATCTTCGTTCAGTCTTGGGTTATTCTCGTAAGGCTTCAGGTCGCATGTTCTTATGTCTTTAATGTTCATGTGTGTTCACCTCTGTTGTATTAAAAAAGAAGCGTTAGCAGCTCAGGGTTCTCTCCAATGAGAGGTCTATCCTGTTTAGCTTCTAAGGCTTCTTTGTTGTCTATGATTACCCGGAGCGCTGAAAAGAAAATAAAATTAATGTCCATGATTTGTCGTAGCTGATGTTTGACGTTGACGTTGTCTGGAAAGCACTCGTTTTTTTTATAAAGGAGGACGCTCCGGGTATAAGAAAAGAGGGCCTTTTTCTACCGGTCCTCTTTTACAAGTACTAATATACCACTTTAAAGTGGTACACAGTGGGAACTCTTTAGCTTTTTGTGAGCTTTTTTACTTCCGCCATCAGATGCTTATATAGTCCCCGTCTTGTGTATCCATATTTCTCAGCAACTTCTTCAGCCTTGATTCTATGAATGTACAGATCCCATAGAATGTTCTGATCTTGCAAATCGAGAAGTTCTGTCCATCTTAGGTCCGTCAGTCTTTTCTGGAAGTGATGCAGTTCTTGTTCTTTGGCTGATATCTCTTCAAATAGGCCGAGCGGGCTGTGGTACTGATGCTGATATGTCGGCATAGGCCACTTGCTTTTTTTCTGTTCTGCAGTCAGTTCGATTCCTCCAGACTTTGCAAGACCTGTCATCTGGTGGTTTAGTACTTCCAATTCTTGATTCAATTCAATCAAACGGTGGCAGCAGTAGCGCACCGTTTTTAGTTCTGGAATTAATTCGTCGTAAGTCATGTTTTACCTCCTTAAAGCTTCGATTAAGGCTTTTTGTGTTATGTTCTTGTGTTCTAGTGCATCCAGCATATCCTCGTCTACTGTGCCTCTAGCTACGATCTGATAAATTGTCACGTTTTGTTTCTGTCCTTGTCTGTAGATTCTGGCATTTGCCTGCTGATACAGTTCAAGGTTCCAGTTTGGAAGTGTGTACCAGATTGCGATATGTCCACCACGTTGAAGGTTAAGTCCGTGTCCTGCGCTTGCTGGGTGAAGGAGTAGCACGTCTATCTTTCCGTCGTTCCAGTTCTTCACATCTTTCTCACTGTTTAGACTTCTTACTTCGATTTTTTGCTTCTTCAGATGTTCTGTGATGCGTTTTAGTTCGTGTTTGAAGTAGTAAAACACCATCACAGGGTTCTGGTTTGCTGATTCGATCAAGTCGTCTAGTGCCTCAAGTTTAGCCGCATGAAGGGTTGCTACTTCTTCGAGCTTATTTCCTAGCTGATCGCGTTTATAGATTTCTCCTGATGTCATTTGTAGCAGCTGACCGCATAGCACTCCAGCATTGGCTGCTAGCAGTGATTCGTTGTTATCTAGTTCCAGAACCTTCTCACGTTTGAAAGCGTGGTATTCTGCCATTGCTTTCTGAGGTAGTGCAATTACTTTTTTCAAGTACTGAACCGGTGGAAGTTTGGCGCAGTCTGCCTGATCCAGACTCATGCATACGTCACCTATTTTCTTGTATATTTTTTCCTCTGCGTCTGGTCTTGGCTTCCAATCGTATACGATCATCCCGTTTCTTCTTCCTGGAATTAGATATCTTTCTCGAAACTGAGTTAGCGTTCGACCTAATCTTTCTCCCTGGTCAATCAAATATATCTGGCTCCAAAGGTCCGGGATTCCTTTCGGCGCTGGTGTTCCGGTTAGGCCTATAAATCTGTCAGCTAGTGGCATAACTTTTCTTAGGGCTCTGAACCTCTGGCTTTTTGGGTTCTTGAAAGTTGATAATTCATCAATCACTACCATGTCAAAGTCAAAGTATTTGTTGTCTACTAGCCAGGTAACGTTCTCTTTGCCTATGAGATAAATATCTGCCTTTTGTTGCAGTGCCTTCTCACGTTGCTTTGGAGTGCCCGCTATGATTGAATAACTCAAGTCCTTAGTGTGACTCCACTTTTCTATTTCTTCCGGCCACGTGCTTTTTATTACTCGCACAGGGCCTATGATCAGAACTTTTTCTATGTCGATTAGTTTTAGAAGACTGATGATCGTTAGCGTGGTTACTGTCTTGCCAGCTCCCATAGGGAGAAGAAGGCCACACTTCTTATGATCCAGTCCGAAGTTGATAGCCTTCTTTTGATAGTCATGGGGTTTAAATTCTGTCAAAGTGTCGCTCCTCCGGTATGATTCCAGATCGCATCAGATTTGTTAATTCGTCCACCTGGGCTTTTGTGCTGATGCAGTATACTTTCATACCTGTTGCCCGTATTTGGGCTACTGTGGCTTTTTGTAGGGCCCTAGGCTTACCGCCTGGCCTTTTTACTTCTACAAAGAAAGCCTTTGAATTATATGTGATCAATCTATCCGGCACGCCTGCGTTTCCTGGGCTTACAAACTTCCAGGCTTTACCGCCTAATGCTGATACCTTTTTGATCAGGTATTGTTCAACTTGATTTTCTATCATTTCTGGAAGAACTTCTTTTGAAGTTCGCGGTACTGTTTGGCGCAGTCTGGACACAAGTCGTTCTTGTCGCTTGTTGTGGTCCATCCGTCTGGAAGTCCTTTCCAGGTTTCGATTGACATCCCATTCTCGATCTTATACTTTTCAATTCCCACGGATGTTTCTTTTCCGCATCTATCGCACTTAATATACATTCTAGTTTCTTTCATGTTCTATTCCTCCTCTAACCTTTTAGCTTGTCTTTCCTGCTTTGCTTGAATAAGTTCTTGAATCTCAGGTCTTTCGATTTGATAATACTCGATAAGCTGATCCATACAAATCAATACATCTGCCATTTCTTCGATCAGGTTATTTCTTAGTCCTTTGAAATCAAAAGACTTTGTTCTTTCTTCTGGATAGCGTACCAGTTTAGATACAGCCTTTTGCAGTTCTGATAGTTCTTCCATAGCGACCAGGCTCTGATTTTGGATTCCATACCGGTCCATTGTTTCCTGGTTGACTCTTGCGTCTAATTCATGCATCAAAAAATGAAATCTTTTGCTGTCGTTTACTTTTACTGTCATTTCTGTGTCTCCTTTTCTAGTTGATTTTTAGGGGTGGCAACCTGGTATCAAAAGCAACGCTCCAGAAACTTTATATATATACTATATTTTCTCGCGCGCATATACATACACATGTACTGTATTACACTATATATATTATATATTCATTAAGTTAGATAATTTATAGTTGTCTCGTTGTCAGATATATAGGATGTCCCTATTTTATGCGGTGATACTCCGGCAACTGTGTATAAATTTTAGCATTGTTTACTCGTTGCCGTCGTTTCCACCTTGATTTTTGAGTGCGTTGTCAGGCGTTGCCTCTTTATCGGCTGTATAAATAAGCCTCTTGCGGCGGAACATAAGCTTTCTGGCGTCCGTAAATTCCTCCAAATCTTAACGGATTTTTAGTACGAACCCACCCCAGGCTTTCCATAATTGCTTTGAGTTCTCTTTGGTCTGCGGGTGTAAATTTGTTCTTTGATCCATTCAAAACTTCGCACCATACCTCTAGCAGGCAGACTCTTGTTCGTTCTTCCGTGCCTTCGTTCTTAGGGTCCTCTAGCCATTGGGTTCTGGCATATAAATCCATATCTTTCCAGCCCTCTGGTAGCTTTCTATCTAGATAATCCCGGACCATGTCCTCTCGGACACTGGTAAACGTGTGCTCCTTTTGCATCTGTTCGGCTCCAGTCAAAGCTTCGCCCTGAAGGAATAGTTTTTCTCCTTCCTTGAATCTTTGCTTGGCTTCAGCCCAGATCTGGTCCCGTTCTTTTGGTAGATCATCAAACACGACTTTCTTCGCTTTCGATATATCCGTGTTGATCGGCCAGAATCTTCGGTTTCCTGTATAGTCTCTTAGGAATTCATCATCATTTGTAGTTCCGAAAAACACGCACTGTCTTGGATTGTCCGTAACTCTTCTTGCGTAAGCTTTTCTGTATCGGTCGTCACGTTTACTTATAAACTGCTTCATGGACTCGATATCAGCTTTTCTGGCTGCTGATAATTCGGACCATTCAATAACCCATGATCCATGCAGGGCTTCGTACCCTTCTTTGCCTGCAATCGTTGTGATTGAATCTGAGAACCAATCTCCGCCCATGATGCTTAGCATGTGGCTCTTTCCGATTCCTTGGTGTCCTACAAGTACCGGCATATAATCCATTTTGCATCCTGGTGTGTAGATTCTGGCCACGGCTGCGGTAAAAGCTTTCCTTGCGACCGCTCTGCTGTATTCTGAGTCCTCGCTTCCTAGATAGTCTATAAATAGCGTGTCTAGTCTAGGTATGCCGTCCCACTCTAGTGTGTCTAGATAGTCTCGTACTGGGTGAAAGCTGTTTCTCTCCTGGACGTAGGCTATAGCGTCATCTACTTTTCCTTTTGCGACAATATTGTACTTCTTTTCTAGATAGTATCTGAAGCTTGCGTCGTCCGTATCCGTCCAGGTCGGGTCGCTTGGATTGTAGTTCCACCAGGGCAGGTTTCCCTTCTTGACGGGTTTCTGTGCGAATAGGTCATTTCCTCCAACTCCGTTTTTAAGCTTTGGATCATTTAAAAGTATGCGGACTATGTTGTCTGTAGTTGGCTTGAAGTTTCCCTTCTTGTCCATGTCCATAGCATCCAGCCAGTCCTCGTTTACTTCTTCTATACTGTCTTCTACTCCTTGCGAACCCCTCGCGGTGTCGTCCTTGAAGTCGTCCCAGTCCTCGTGAATCTGTTCTTTCTTGTCATCTATAAGCTACTTCCTGGTGCCCTCATCGTGTTCCATTAGTTCGAGCATGCGTTCTGTGCTCTTTTCATCGTCTGGCCACTTGTGTATCCTTACAAGGTCATAGGCGTTGCATAGCTGCTGCCCTGTTGGGTCTGTGTTGTGGTTGCTGTAGGCGTACTTGTCGTCGTAGATGACTAGGCCTCCGGCTGTTGATCCGTTCGTATAGGTCCACCGGTTCGGGTCCTCTGTCGGCGTGTATTCCTCTGGTATGAACTTCTCAATCGCTTCTTGGATCGTATAGGCCCTGCAGAAGGCGCCAATCCATCCGGACTTAGATAAAGGGTCTTCCTGGTGTCTAATGTCGCTGTGATGCAGTTCTGTCTCTCTGTTAGAGCGAGGCCAGTAGCTGATGTCATGCCAGTCTCTGTACTGCGCCAGGATGTCATCCGGGTTCAGGTACTCATTCCTGTCTCCTAGTTGTTCACAGATGTATTCCCCGTCCTTACTGGTGCTAGGCCAGAACATCATTCGTGCTGGCTGATACGTTGTGTCGTCGAAGTATTCCATTCCGATTGTACTTGCAATCCTTCGAGCGATTGCCTCGTACTCTTCCGGTGATACTCCTCTTTGTAGGGGCAGGATCCATCTGTATTTTGGCTTTTCCGGTGTGTGCTTATGCGTTGAGTAGATCACGCTGCAAAAGTCGCACGTTATTCGGATCAAGTCTAAAAAGTCTTTGTCTGCGAAGTCAGCATCCAATGTGATCATACTTCTTGATAGAACGCTTTGATTGTTTCGTCGGCCGTCCTTTAGTTCTCCGGCTACGAATCCACCGACATCCTTGATATTGGACTGCTGGTCCTTCGTCATGTTCTTGTACTCTTCCACCGTTTCTTTCGTTCTGGTTGTGAAGAGCAGTTTTTTTGTGAATTCATCCCAGGACATTTCCTGGTTGAAATATTGCTTTTGTTTTCTATTTTTGCAGGTTGCTATTTGCACATCCTTCAGCCTCCTGTCTATTCTTCCGCTAGAATATAAAAGATTCTCTGCTTTCTTTTCATTTCATATTCCATTTCTTATTTCCCCGATAGGCCACTTTCTGAAGCTCGTGTTTGATACTTTGCTGTGTTCCTTGCTGGAGTGTCCCATTGGCCTTGATCTCTTCTAGAAGCTTTGTAGTGCGTTCAGCGTGCTTGCTGGCGTTCTCTGTATCGCTTTCCATATATCTGCAGACTACGGTTAGAGCGTTTGCGATATTGTCTAGCCTGTTGCAGATACGGTCTGCAGCCTGGTTGATTGCTTTTTCTAGCATGTCCGCATTGTCGAAGCTGGCCATGTCTTCCTTTCGTCTTTCTTCGGGTGGCTTGCGTAGATAGTTTAGACGAAGAGCTATAGCGTTTTGACTTCGGTTCTTTAATATTGATCCGTATTCTTTATAAATCTTTGAGCTGCTATAGCCTAGGGCGTCTAGCTGCTTTAGAAGGTTGTCCTCTTGCTGTGTCCATTTAACACTCATGTTCTATCCTCCTAGCCTTGGCACTTGAGCTATATCCAAGCCGAACGCTTCCTTCAAAATATTTAGAATGATTATCGCTGCTGTGATATAGATCAAGGCTATAATTAAATCTTGCTTATCTATTTTCATTTTTAGTCCTTCTTGTAATAATCGGATATAAATCCGTCTCCTACTAGAACCAAGTCTGGCGCCCAGTCTATTGGTTTGGCCATTACGTCTAGCAGTTGCTTGAATTTTGTTTCTTTTTCTTCCGTCGGTACTTCGCAGATCACCTCATCATGAACGTGCATGATTGTTTTAGCTCCGATCTCGTCGCACCCTTTTAGCGTCTCGCATAGGCAGTCTCGAGCGATAGCCTGAACCACGTTTTCGGTTAGTTTTCCGCCCCAGGTGTTGGTCCACTCCCACTTTCGTGTTGTCTGGTTCAATCCTAAAAAGGATACCTGGCCATCCTTGATTCGTGGTGTAACGTAACCTAAAATGCGCCCGTTGGGTAAAGATATATAGACGTTACTGCCGCCCTTGAAAACCTTCATATTTCGGTCTAGGGTCGTGACTTTGCCGTCTGTGATTGCATCCTCGAAGGCTCTGCCTAGTAAGTACCAGAAGTCCTTGATACGTGGTGAGGCTTGTCTCCATTTCGTCACAATCTCTTGCTGCTGTTCTGGGCTTAGACCCATCTTACTCGCTCCGAAGGCTTCCAGTGCTGCCGTTCCACCTCCGTATCCGAGGGCAAGTTCGGCAATCTTTCCCTTTTGTCTTAGATGTCCATTGATTCCGTGCTTTTCTACGGGCACTCCGAACATCTGACTGGCTGATGCACAGTAGATATCTCCACCGTTTTTGAATACTTCCTGGCGCCATGTTGTTCTCGTAAGCCAGGCAATCACTCGAGCCTCTATGGCTGAGTAGTCGGCAACTATGAAGGCCTTTCCCTCTGGTGGTGTGATCACGGTTCTTAGAATCGTAGCGAATACATCATTCATACTTGGATATATCAGTTCTAAGAGTTCGAAGTTGCCTTCCTTCACGAGTGTTCTTGGTTCGTCTACCTCGTCAAAGCTTGGCCGTGGGAAGTTCTGCGGTTGGATCAAGCGTCCGGCCCATCTTCCGGTTCTGCCTCCGAAGAATTGGAAGGTTCCCCTGATGCGGTCATCTTCTCCGCACGCTCTTTGGAATGCATCGTATTTCTTGACGCTTGTTTTCCCGAGCTCCTGGCGTATCTCTAGCGCTCTTCTTGTTTCTGGCTTTAGCGTGCCTTTTAGAAGGTCCTTTACGGCTTCCTTGTTCAAGCTTTCGACGTCACGTCCTTCCTGGTCAAGGATCCACTTTTTTAGCTGTGCTACGCTTTGCGGATTTTCTAGGCCTGTGATGTATCTTGCTGCATCCAGAAGATCCATGCTGTGTTCTAAGCTGTAGGACTGGACGTTTTTTATGATCTGCGTATCTACGTGAATTCCTCTGTCGTTTATCCTCTGGTCCCTGTGCCAGTTTTCCCATTCCTGATCAGATACAGGTATCAAGTTATTTAGCTTGTTATAAATGGCTTGTTCGGACTCCACGTCTCTTTGGTTGTATTCTATGAAAAGATTCCATTTCTCTGGATCATGTTCCGGTAGGTTCTTCCATCTTCCGCCGTTAGCTTTTGTAGGTTTGCAAGGCTTGCAGAAATACTGGATCAGTCTTTTACCTGTAGCCAGCTTCACTTTGTCTTCTTCAATTCCTAATGCAGGTCCTAGTTGTCCTAAACTGGAAGGGTATCCGTTCTCAGCTGCCATGATCATGGTATCTTTCCATTGCTCTGGTGGAAGGAATCCATCCTCTGTTAGTTTCTTTTTTACAGTGTCTCCTAGAATATATCGTTTCGCGTACTCCTTGACGTATCTTGTTAGGCATACTCGTTCAAAGTTTGCGTTGTGTGCCACCTTCGTGATATTTTCATCCGCTAGTGCGGATACTAAAGAAAGAGGCAGATCTTCTTCCATTAAATTTAAAACTTCTACTGGATCATTGCCCCAGGCGTATCCGAATAGAAGTATTTTGAAATCTAAACTTTCTGCGTATTTATAAACCCCGCAGGCTGCAAGGTCGACGCTGGAGTAGGTCTCCAGGTCGATATGCAGTATGGGCTTTTTACAATAAGGCACTTAGATCGTCGCTTCCGGCTTCATCGTCAAACTCAGAAGCGTCTGCCCAGTCAGTTGTTACACTTGAGTGTCCTCCTAATGGCTCTCCGTCTTTTACTTTTAAAACGCTGTTAAGGCCTGCAGCGATTCCCGTTCCTACTGTGTTAAATGGGTACAGATTGAAATTGATAGCTCCATAGCATCCGGAGTATACGTTTTCTTCAATCTCCTCTTTAGATGAGTAAGCATATGTCACTCCGTTCTTTCGGTAACCTACAGATACCGGCCTATTACTTTTAGCAGATAGCATGTATTTGTTCTTGAATTCTGGCGCGCTGAATTTCTCGTCTGCGTCGCAGTCAGTGATTATACCTCTTGAACCGACTCCTGGTGCTTTTTTTAGTGGTGTTACTTTTCCCTTGAAGGATTGGCCGAACTTCTCAATTCCTTCTTGTACAGCTTCTTCGTAGGCTTTCTGGATACGTGTTAACGTCTCCCTGTCTTCCTTGTCGATTAGAATATTAAGGCTGTACTTCTTGTCCTGGCCTTCTACCACTGCACGTGGCTCTGCTAAATGGCAATAGCAGAATCTAACTAATTTTGTTTTAACTTGTGACATCTTTCTGTTCCTCCTAGTTTTACTCTTTGTCGCATTACGTTTTTAAGCTGTCGCTTTAGATCGTTTCTGTGTGGTCCTGGTTTACTGTTTCGAATCTCGGCTCGGATGCGGACCATCTTTTCTTCGAGCTGCTTGATATCCTCTTTTGAAATCATCTTTTAATCCCTTGGGCTTAAACCCCCACATGTGTTCTGAAGGCGACTGGATTCCTATCAGTCTTTTTATCTTTCTAATCAATGCCGTCTTTAAAGTCATTTGCTACACTTCCAAGCTCTGGGCGTTTGTCGCTTTCAGGTACCAGCGTTGGCTTTCCTTGCGGCATCTCGATATATTCACCAACGATTTCTGCAAAGTCTTTCTTTCCGACTAATTTTTCTAGAGCCGTGATAGTCTGAAGCTTTGGCTTTGTCATGATCTGGTCGAAGTCGAATCCTGCTTTTTGAAGTGCTTCAGAGGCCTTAGGCTCGTCTGTAATCTTTCTTCGGCTTGTTCCTTCTACAACTTTATATCCTTCGTAGTGTGTTCCTTTTAGCGCCTGATCCAGTGCGAACTCTTGTACCTCTTTGGCCCAGTCAATAAGTCCAGGTAGTTCTGGCAAAAGCTCCGCGATTTGCTGATCCGTTAAAATCATTCCGCACATGCGCTGATATTTTTCGTTGATTGCTTTCATCTTGGCTGCGTGTGCTGCGCATTGCGGTCTGGCTTTACAGAACTTGCACCATTCTCCGGCTTGCTGTTCTCCGTCTCCGTTCCAGGCTTCTTTTGCAGCTGGTTTAACTACATTCTCCATCCAGTCCGCCAGTTCTTCGGTAGTAAGTTCCCAGGTGCTGATGTGATCTCGTCTAGGCTGTACGATATGAAGCTGAACTTTTTCAAAATCATATAGGCAGTCGTATAAGGCCATAACTCCTGCGGCGTAAATGGTAAGCTGCGGATTATGTGGAGCATTTACTTTGACGCCTTTTCCGTATTTAAGGTCAATAACGTGGAGCGTGTGATTACTTACGATTACAGCGTCGCTTGTTCCGAACCCTTCCGGAATCCATGGAGTCAAATCAACTTGTACCTCGATAAAAAGATCCGCGATATCGCTTTTCTTTTTCTCTTTGTTGTACACCTCAATGACGTAATTTTTGTAAACGTTTGTAGCCTCGTCCATTTCTCCATTAGCAGCTTTTACTTTTTTTCGAGGGTGTCCCTCGAGCCAGTTACGGAGTTTCTGTTCTGCTACACTGTGGGCCTCGGTTCCCTCTGCTGCGTAGACGCTTGGCTTTTCTTCGAATAGTTCCTCCAGTCTTGCGGAAGGGTGGCAGTGAATCCATTTATTGGACCCACTGGCTGATAAAATCGCGTGTTGACTAGGCATGTAGCGCCTCCCAGGCTTCCTGATATTTCTCTTTAGGAATGTCGCAGATCTTGCTTGCACCCATCTGAGTTAGGAACACCTTTAGTACGGCTACGCCTTTTTCTTTGGCAAAGGCGACGCCGGCTTTCTGTAAATCTTCCAATGTAATTTCTTTCGCAGGTGCTGCTGGTTTTGGAGCCTGATCAGGTTCTGGCGTTGGCTTTACGGGTTCCGGTGTAGGCTCATCCATTGGCACCCAGTCTTTGGCTCTTGGGATTGTAGGCTCCTCCTGCTTTGGTGCTTCTTGCTTTGGTGCTTCTTCTTCCCATGGGAATGTTTCAGGCTCAGGCAATTTTTCCTCTAGTCCTGCGCGCTTTAGGTCTAGCTCTTTGGCTAGTTCCAACACTTTTTTAGCGTCGTCGATTTCGCTTGTTGCGAATTGCAATGTTAATTGGTAATACATCTATTTTTCCTCCTTGTTAAAAATCATCTTCATCATCTGAATTATCATTGAATACTTGGTCATAAATTCGTTGCATTAAACCTCTGTATTCCTCTTTAGTGATTTCAGATAATGGCTTTTTAAATTTGTTTTGCTGAAGACTAAATCCAAATTCATCTTCAATTTCTTCTAATTCTTCTTTTGTCATTGCTAGTCTTCCGTTTCTTCCATTTCTGCGCCTTCTAGGCTTTCGCTTAGGTTCACAACCGACTGTACAAAATCTCTAAGCATAGTCTTAGCAGCATGTTTTAGAATTGATCCAAGTTCCTCTGGACTGACGTCCATTGTTTCAAGAAAGGCCATCATCTCGGGTCTGCTTCCTTTGATATGTGTCTCTAAATGCGTTTTGTCTTCAACGTCTGGCGCTAGTGCAACCTCTACAGAGAAAAGCTTTAATTCTCTTTTTGCTGATTTTTCTTTTTCAATTTTGATCATGTTTAGTCCTCCTCTGTTATTTCACAATCTGCTAGGATATCTTCAATTGTTGCGTCCTCATCAACGTCTTTGAAATAACCTTTTCCTTTCATCCTTTTTAAGATAGCTATACTTTTAAACTCGTATCCGCTTAAAAGGCTGCTTTTTAAATAGCTTTGTAATAAATCGTTTTCGAATTTAGTTAGTTTAATTGCGGAATTTTTATAGGGCTGCTTTAGCCAATTCATTACCTTTTCATGGCATCCTCTTGATCGATCTTTGCTAAGTTCGCAGTCAATGCATTTAGTATGATCACATCGTTCAGGTCTCCCTTTGGCTACCGCTAAATTCCACAGGCCTTTTTCTAGAATTTCTTGTTGGAAATGATCTAGATTAGTTTCCTGATTCTGTTCTTTATACTGTTCTCTATATTGCTTCAATTCCTCTAGCCATTCTGCAAGTTGCTTAAAGTTTTCTCTACTAAGATCACTCATGCACTGATTTTTAGATGCTTCTTTTGCGCGGGCAATCAATTCATCTATTGTCATTCTTTCTTTTTCCTCCTTGTATTTTTGAACACGTGCTGTATAATATAAGCGTGTTCTATTGCTAGAGCCTTATTCGTTTTCGAACGAGGTCTTCTAGCCTTTTTTTATAGAACGCTCGTAGGATTCTACGATATTCTTTTGTGTAAGGCCTAGATACTGAACAGCGCGCTTGGTTAGAATAATGTTGCTGTCGATATTTTCTAGACCTTCTTTTTTTATGTCTTCCATGATTTTCTGGAAGATCTTGCTTCCCTTTTTCCTTCCGCAACCTATAAACTTCGATAGCTCTGATTTGTTCATGTATCCTTTTTCCATCATCTCGTATCTGTAGGTTGCTAGGTTTTCTACTTGCAAAGCTCACCACCTCCTTTAATAAAGCATTTGATAGATCATGATCCAAATTGCTACGCTTAGCGTAATGATCAGGATTATGAGCGCCATGTTTAGGGCCGTTACCAGTCCAGATCTGAATTTCTGTTTTCTGATTCTTTTTTGTTCTGCATAGAAGGCTTCCAGTCTTAGTCTTTCTCCGTGAAGGTTGATACCTTCCGCAAAGTCTGGAAGCTCTGCGCCTGTTGTCTTGTGTTCCATTTCTCTTTCTCTTTTTCCCTTTCGTGTTACAATCTCCTATGAAAGGAGGTTTTTTTTATGACTGATAAGTTAGCTAATATCTTGACTGTAGCTCTTGCTTTTGCTGCGATTGTTTCTCCAAGTATTACAGCGATTATAAATAATCGATATCATCTAAAGCTTCGTAAGCTTGAGATTGAAGCGGATAGAAGAAAAACTGATATTCAATCCAAGAAGGACATCTATATGGGCTTTCTTCAGTATGCTGGCAAATATTTGTATTTAGGTCAGGCTGTAGCTCTTCAAGAACTCGGTGAATATATCTATAGGCTTCTTCCTCTGGTTTCTCCTGATCTTCGCAATAAGCTAATCGAATTCAATAAGCTTTTGGCAACCGATCGACATACTGCTGGAAGATTACTAGAAGAATTGACCCCAGATATTAAGAAAGAGCTCGAAGAACTAAACTAGATACTGCTATAAACCAGATTAGAATCGCATACACTCTGTACCAGGTGTTTTCCGGTTCTAATTTTTTCATTGTCGGGATTCCTACCATTACGGCTACCGTTAGAATGAAGATCCCTCCTACAACTATTGCGTCCATTTACTTCACCTCCTCCTGTTTCTCTGGTTCCTTGGCTGCTAGTGCTGGTTGAGCGTCTTTAGCTCCGGCAATGTAGCCTTGGATAAAAGACTTTTGTCTTTCGTTTAAACCTTTTACGCATTCAGCATTTTCTTTTAAATCCTTTAACTCAAAATTGCATTTATTCATGTTTTATCACCTTCTTTGTTGCTTTTATTCAAGTTATGTCTATAATTTACCCCTCAAAGTACAGAATGTCAACACAAAAACTTGAATTATTCAAGATTTGTGTTATTCTTTCGTTGGGAGGTAAATAAAATGCTAGGGCAAAGAGTAAAAGAGATTCGAAAAGGTTTAGGCCTTACAATGAAAAAGTTTGCTGAACCTCTTGGCTTATCTGAATCAGCTATAAGTCATATTGAAAACGGGTCAGCAAACCCATCCGAAAGCACTAAAAAATTAATATGTTCTGTATACGGCGTGGACTATTTTTGGTTAACCGAAGGAAAAGGAAAGCCTTTTATCAACGCTACACAGCTTCTATTAGAGCAGCTAGCCATCGAAAATCACTGGGATTCAGAAACTTTAGATATTATGAAAAAGTTATATGAATTACCTCCAGAGCAGTTTGATCTAGTTCTGGGAATGATTAAAAATATGAAAGACGAGTAATCCTGTTTAGGTTGGTTACTCGTCTTTTTATAAAAAGAAAAACGCAGAACCTGTTTCCAAGTCCTGCATTCTTCCGTGTGTGTTCTATTGCTGTGTTCCGTGTCTGATCCAGATTCTTTGTAAAATTTTATAGGCCTGTTCAAGACCCTTTTGGTCCATAGTCTGGAGCATGAATTCAATTTTCTTTTTGAGTTCTTCTATCCCATTGGCTTTCCCTTCTTCCTTATGTGCTCTCTTCTCAATTGCCTACAGTTTACAGCTACGAACGTATTTTGTCAAACTTTTACGGTTATTATTCTGTATTTTTTATTATTTACTTTTTGAACCTAAAAGATTAATATAAACCTAGGAGGTGTAATTATGAGTAAATTGAATGAAGTTTTATCTTCCAAGCTCCCTGAGCTGATGAAAGAGTCTGGTGTCAGTCGTAGAGATTTGGCCGAGTATTGTGGCGTTTCTTATAACACTGTACGGTGTTGGGAGGTTGGCACTAAAGCGCCAAGGCCAGATATGGTTGTGAAAATTGCAGAGCGCTTCAACCTGAAACCTTTTGATCTGATGAGCGCGGCTTTTGAGGATTCTGCAGTAAAGCCCGTCCGTTTTCTGTCCTTGGTCGACGAGGACGGGTCTGTATCTAAGTCGAATAGCTCGTCAGTCTTCACTTCTACGGCTACAGATGTTACAGCGGATTATATTTATGTTATGCCCGATGAAACTATGTATAAGGCGGATATTATCAAGGGCGACGTCTGCCTGATCCGCGCCACAGGTGCTATTCGTGCTGGTGTGCCTATGCTAGTGAAATATCAAGGTAAAGCCATGCTGCGCTTTATTATTACGCATAACGAAACGAATCAGATTGCTTTACGTACTGCCAGTCCGTATGCGATTGGGACTCTCTTCTCGACGGCCGACTTTCATGATCAGGTTCAAGTGTTGGGTGTTTTAGTCGCTTTTCGTAGAAATTATAAAAGGAGATAGTCTCTTATGGCTCAGCAAAAGGACACAAAAAGAGGGACCTGGATGTTCTATGGTTCCTGTAAAGATATTACCGGAAAGACACAGCGATATTGTCGTCGAGGTTTCAAAACGAAAAAGGAAGCAAAAGAAGCCGAGCATGCCTTCCGTCTGGAAATGACTACCTCTCGGCCTTCTATAACCCTAAATGAAATGTTTCAGTTATACTGCAAAAACGCAGAGAATATGTCCGTAAAAGGATCCACTCTCTATACGCACGAACATACTTATAGAAATCACATCCAGGATGATTTGGGAAGCCTGAAGCTTACGGCGCTTACGACTCCCGTTCTTGATCAGTGGAGAAACCGTCTGCTTCAAAAGAAAAAACCAAACGGTCAGCTTTATGCTGCCCCCACTCTAAACGGCATTCTAGATACTCTATCTGTTATTCTTTCCTATTCCGTTAGACTTGGATATCTTGAAGTCAACCCGTGCAGATCTTTGCCTATCGTGAAAGATAAACGGAACCTGAAAGATCAGAGTCTGTTATTCTGGGAGCAGGAAACCTTTACTTATTTTATATCATGCGTAGACGACCAGTACTGGCGTGATGTCTTTATGTTTATGTATGGCACTGGTGTCCGTAAATCTGAAATGTTTGCCCTCCAATGGTCGGATGTTGATCTAGGCAGAGGCCGGGTGCATATTTCTAAAACATTAACGATAAAAACGGAATCGGCTCCGTGGGAGATTACTCCACCTAAATCTAAAAACTCAAACAGATATATTGATCTACAGGATACCCTTCTAGATTGCTTAAGGCGTCGCTATAGCGAGCAACAAAAGAAGGACGGGTTCTCGTCCTCCTGGTTTGTATTTGGCCATATAAAGCCACTTCTGGCGCCCAGACTGGCTGTTGCTTTGAAGCGATACATCCAGGCTGCTGGTGTTCCGCCTATCTCCCCTCATGGCTTTAGGCACTCTCACGCGACTCTGCTGATTCGTGCCGGTGTAGATGATCAGCTGATCGCAGAAAGGCTGGGCCATTCTGTTAGTGAATTAAGAAAAACTTACGCCCATATATACTCCGAATCTAGGCGTGAAATGCTGGATAAACTGAACAAAATTTTATAAAAAATACATCAAAAATACATCACGAAGTAGCTAGGTGCTTTATATATAGTCGTTTTAGCTACTTTTTCTCTATGTTAAACATAGAGATGTTTTATGTGTTTGTACTCGACCGAAAATCGAAAATCGGTCGATGAAAACGATTTT